TGATGCCGCGTCAAACGACACGGATATTGCTGGACATCTTATCACTACTGCGGTAGGTAGAAAAGATTGTATGGCATTTATATCACCACCTATCACATTATCAAGAGATTCTGCTACACCAAATAGCGCAATTACTACTTGGATGGGATTAAGTGCTATATCATCAACCTCATATGCAGCTGCAGATTCATCTGCGGTTTATGTATATGATAAATATAATGACACTTATCGTTGGATTGGTGCAGCCGGCCATCAGGCAGGTGTATGTGCTAATACTGATAATGTAGCAGACGCATGGTTCTCACCAGCTGGTGTAAATCGTGGCCAACTTCTTGGTATTACTAAGTTGGCATATAATCCTTCTAAAGGACATAGAGATGAACTTTATAAAGCAAGAGTTAATCCAATTGTATCATTACCTGGTCAAGGTACTATACTCTTTGGAGATAAAACTTTGCTTAAGAGACCATCTGCTTTTGACAGAATTAATGTCAGAAGATTGTTCATAGTATTGGAGAAAGCAATATCAACTGCTGCTGAGGCGCAACTATTTGAATTTAATGACGAGTTTACTCGTGCACAATTCAGAAACTTAGTAGAGCCATTCCTTAGAGACATTAAAGGTCGAAGAGGTCTGACTGACTTTGCAGTTGTATGTGATCAAACTAACAACACAAGTCAAGTAATTGATTCTAATAGATTTGTGGCTGATATCTTTATCAAGCCTGCCAGATCAATTAACTTCATTACTCTAAACTTTGTGGCAACAAGAACCGGCGTCGATTTCTCTGAAATCGCTGGCGTATAAGGGAGAATAGAAAATGGCAATTTTAGGCGTAGATGATTTTAAATCTAAATTAGTGGGCGGTGGCGCACGTGCTAACATGTTCAAAGTTACTTGTAACTTTCCAAGTTATGCTCAAGGCGATGTCGAGTTAACTTCTTTCTTATGTAAAGGTGCTCAGATGCCTGCATCAGTAATTAGTCCTATTATGGTACCTTTCCGTGGTAGACAATTACAGATCGCTGGTGATAGAACCTTCGAACCATGGTCAGTAACCATTATTAATGATGTTGACTTTAATGTTCGTGGTGCTTTTGAAAGATGGATGAACGGTATTAATAACCACAATGAAAACACAGGACTATCTAATCCTACTGACTATCAAGCTGACATGATTGTAGAACAATTAAATAAAGCTGGGCAAGTCACTAAGAAGTATGATATCCGTGGAACATTCCCTACAAACTTGAGTGCAATTGAATTATCTTATGATAGTGAAAATGCAATTGAAGAGTTTACTGTTGAACTACAAGTTCAATATTGGGAGTCCGATACTACATCATAATTGATGTATAAATATAATAGAAGGAGGGGTTTATCCCCTCCTGATATTATTTTTTGAGGAAAAAGAATATGGCAGAATTTTTTGGTTTTGAAATAAAAAGAAAAGGTAAAGAAGAACCTATAAGGCCTTCATTTGTACCTAATACGGACGAAGACGGCACTGGTGTTATTACTACCGGCGGTCATTTTGGCGCGTATCTTGATTTAGATGGTGATAAGGCTAAAAATGAAGTCGATTTAATATTTAAGTATAGAGATATTGCATCTCAACCAGAGTGCGATGCAGCTATTGAAGATATTATCAATGAATCTATTGTTGGTGATAACGACGAAGCACCTGTTAATTTGGTTCTTGATCAATTAGAAATTTCTGATAAAATTAAAGAATCTGTAAAGAATGAATTTGAGAGTGTACTAAGGTTACTTAATTTCAATGCATATGCACATGATATATTCAGAAAGTGGTATGTAGACGGAAGATTACCTTATCATATTATTATTGATGATAGTTCACCAAAGAATGGTATAAAGGAACTAAGATATATTGACCCTACTAAATTAAGAAAGGTTAAAGAAGTAGAAGAAGTACAAGACCCTAAGACTGGGGCAAAAATTATTAAGAACGAGCAAGAATATTTCTTGTTCCAAGACACTAAGATGAATAGTGCAGGCCAAGGTTTAAAGATACACCCTGACGCAATATGTTATGCGACTTCAGGAATGTTATCACCTGATAGAAAGAGAATACTATCTTACTTGCATAAAGCAATTAAACCGGTTAACCAACTGCGTATGATGGAAGATTCATTGGTTATCTACAGAATAAGTAGAGCGCCAGAACGTAGAATCTTTTATATTGATGTTGGTAACCTACCTAAAGGTAAGGCAGAAGAATACTTAAAAGGTATTATGAGCCAGTATAGAAATAAATTGGTATATGATGCCAAGACTGGTGATATAAAAGACGATAGAAAACATATGAGCATGATGGAAGATTTCTTCTTACCGCGTAGAGAAGGTGGAAGAGGTACTGAAATTTCAACATTGCCTGGTGGTGAGAACCTAGGGCAGATTGATGATATTATATACTTCCAGAAAAGATTATATAAGTCATTGAATGTTCCTATTAGTAGATTAGAACAAGAGCAGCAATTTACTTTAGGTAGAAGTACCGAAATCTCTAGGGACGAGATTAAGTTTAAGAAGTTTATTGATAGATTAAGAAAAAGATTTACTGATATGTTTAATCAGTTATTAAGAACTCAACTGATTCTTAAAGGTATTATTACCTCTGCTGATTGGAACGAGTGGAAAACATATATTGCATATGACTTTATTGAAGATAACTACTTCTCCGAATTAAAAGAATCAGAGATGATGCGAGAAAGATTTGAGATGTTAGGCACAGTAGATGAATATGCTGGTAAGTATGTTTCTATTGAGTGGATTGCAAAGAATGTTCTTAAAATGGATGATGATTCCATGAAAGAAATGGAAGACCAGATAGCTGCTGAAAAGGAAGCTATGGGTGGGGATGAAGACGAAGATCTTGACTTTTAAATTATTATAAATATATACTAGGAGAACTAAATAATGACTATTGAAGAATTAATTGATAATGTTGGAAAAGGTGATAATATTGGTGCTGGTAAAGCATTCGATGGTGTTATTGCTCAAAAATTACAAGCTGCTATGGATGCAAAGAAGATACAAATTGCGTCTAGTATAGGCAAACCTTCTGACGATGGTGTCGCAGAAGAGTAAATTAATAGGAGAAGAACTAGAATGAGACTTATATCAGAGTATCATGACAGTAACCTTCAGGTTATTACAGAAAAAAATAAGAACGGTGGCAAAACGTATGTCATCGAAGGCGTGTTTATGCAGGCCGATAAAAAGAATAGAAACGGTAGAGTATATGAGAAATCTATACTAGAAGGTGCCGTTAATAAGTACGTAACAGAACAAGTTAAGACTGGTAGAGCGGTCGGGGAATTAAACCATCCCGACGGACCGACTATCAATCTTGATAAAGTTTCACATAAGATTACTGAGCTCAAATTTGAAGGAAGTGATGTTATTGGAAAAGCATCAATATTAAATACCCCTATGGGCAAGATCGTTGAAGGTCTTCTTGAAGGTGGAGTTAAGCTTGGTGTTTCAAGTCGTGGTATGGGAACTCTTGTGAATAAACAAGGTGCATCGCATGTTGGAAAAGATTTTATGCTTTCCACAGTCGATATCGTTCAAGACCCTAGTGCTCCAGAGGCGTTTGTCAATGGAATCATGGAAGGTGTTGAGTGGATATGGGACAACGGTGTACTGAAACCACAAGAAATTGAGATAATTGAGACTGAAATAAAAGAAGCTCGAGGTATTGGCGCTGCTAATATTGAGATTAAAGCTTTTAAGAATTTCCTCTCTAAACTTGTAAATTCTTAATAGAGGAGAATACAAATGTCAATAGACAAAAATAAACTAGAAAATGAACTAGTAGTCGATGACATATCAGAAGATGCTGAAGAGCTTGAGAACGAGCTCGTTGAAGACCAACAAGTTGAAGACGAAGAAGTTCTTGAAGCCAAAGTAAAGGAAGAAGAAGACGAAGATGACGAGGAAGAAGTCGATGAGTCAGCCGATGAGGATGACGAAGAAGACGAAGAGCCTGAAGTCAAAGAAATTTCTGTTCCTAAAACTAAAGCTGGAGTAATTCAAGCAGCAGTTGATATGTTAAAGAAAGCTAGAAAAGAAGATGCGCAGAAGATTTTTGCTAAAATGGCGAAAGTTGACGAAATGGAAGATAACGAAAAGAAATCTATCTCTGACGTTGACAAAGCAATTAAATCAGCTCCACAAAAGAAAAACGAACTTAAAGCGAAAGCTAAAGTTGAGTCCGTTGATTTTGAGGAAGATTTAGATGCAGTAATCGCTGAAGAAGCTACTTTATCAGATGGATTCCGTGGCAAAGCTGCAACAATTTTTGAGGCTGTACTTACAAGTAAGTTGGCTCATGAAGTTGAAAGGCTAGAAACAGAGTACGCGCAAAATCTTGAAGAAGAAGTATCTGATGTTAAAAGCGAACTAGTTGAGAAGGTTGATTCCTACTTAAACTATGTTGTTACTAACTGGATGGATACAAATGAAGTTGCAGTAACAGAAGGTCTTAGGACTGAAATTGCTGAAGACTTTATGACTTCTTTACAATCAGTGTTCAAAGAACATTATATCGATGTACCTGAAGGTAAGGTTGACATTGTGGAAGAACTTTCCGCATCAGTCGCTGAACTAGAAGAAACATTAAACAAAACCACAGAAGATAATATCAAACTACACGAATCAGTTCAAACTTTAGAAAGAGCTGATGTAGTAAGAGAACAATCTTCAGGGCTTGCGGACACAGAAGCTGAGAAATTAGGTTCTTTGGTTGAAGATATTGAATTCGATAACAGAGATAACTTTGAAATGAAAGTTAAAGTTGTTAAAGAATCATACTTCACAAAAGAAATTAGTGAAACAGCTGATGAAGTATCAAGTATAGCAGGAACTGACGCGGCACCGTCCGATGTTAGTGATGCAATGTCAAGATACTCACAAGCAATCTCGAAATTTAACAAGTAATCTAATAGGGGAAAACAAAAAATGTTTAACGCAGATTCAAACTTAATGGAAAAATGGGCTCCAGTACTAGAACACGATGAAGTGCCTAGTATTGCTGACAAGCACAAGAAAGCTACTGTAGCTAGATTGTTGGAAAACCAAGAAATGGCACTTCGCGAGAATGCCCAACATGCTGGTGGCAACTTCATCTCTGAAGCAGCTGCAGCTAATAACCAGGCCGGCTCAGATATCGGAACTTTCGATCCTGTTCTTATCTCTTTGGTAAGAAGAGCTATGCCTAACTTAATTGCATATGATATCGCTGGTGTACAACCAATGACTGGTCCTACTGGACTTATCTTTGCAATGAAATCTAAGTACAGTACACAGGGCGGAACAGAAGCACTTCACGGTGAAGCTGATACCGATTTCTCTGGTGCAGGTACTCACGAAGCAGGACCTACTGGTCTTGAAGGTGTTACTGATGCAACTGGATCTAACTCATCTTTAGCTGATGAAGATACTTCTATCACTTCTGGTGAAGGTATGTCTACAGACGCTGCTGAGAGATTGGGTGTTGGCGAATCAGGCGACGGCGCTTTCGGTGAAATGGCATTCTCAATCGAGAAAGCTACTGTAACTGCTAAGTCCAGAGCTCTAAAAGCTGAATACACAATGGAATTAGCGCAAGACTTGAAAGCTATTCATGGTCTTGATGCTGAAGCAGAACTTGCTAATATTCTTTCTTCTGAAATCCTAGCGGAAATCAATAGAGAGTTAATTAGAACTGTTTATGCAAAAGCTAATCTCGGAGCATTACAATCATCAGTTGCACTTAAAGGTGTATTTGATGTTGCTACTGATTCAGATGGTAGATGGATGGCTGAGAAGTTCAAAGGTCTTATCATGCAAATCGAAAGAGAAGCTAATATTATTGCTAAAGACACAAGAAGAGGAAAAGGTAACTTTATCCTAGTTTCTTCTGACGTGGCTTCAGCTCTAGCAGCTTCAGGTATGATGGATTATTCTCCTGCATTGGCAACTAACCTTAACGTTGATGACACTGGTAATACTTTTGCTGGTACATTAAACGGAAGAGTTAAAGTATATGTTGATCCATATGCTACTGGCGACTTTGTATGTGTTGGTTACAGAGGTACTAACCCATACGATGCAGGTCTATTCTATTGCCCATACGTTCCTTTAACTATGGTTAAAGCCGTTGGTGAGAATGACTTCCAACCTAGAATCGGATTCAAAACAAGATATGGAATGCAACAGAACCCATTTGTGGGAACTGCAGCAGGCGCTGGTACTAACCGTGCTAACCCATACTTCAGAATCTTCAGAGTTGACAGCATCATGGTGTAAACCTGATCAAGTTAATTGATTCTTTAAAAGGGGCTCTTCGGAGTCCCTTTTTTTATGCCCAATAAATAACTTGTATAAATAGTAGTATGGAAGAAAAACAAGAAGACGGCCGCTGGAATTGGTGGGGTTTAGTAGAAGACGAGGAAGAAGATGGCGACACTGACGACGAATAAAAACTTTTTAAGTCCTGTAGGATTTCAATTTAAGGTTAATGCCACAGAGTTTCCTAACACTGAATATTTTTGCAGTGCTGTAACTCTGCCGGGTATATCTTTATCAGAATCCACAGTACCCTATAGAGGCGTAAATGTTGCCATGACAGGTGATCGCTTGAATTTTGATGAACTAGCTATAAGGTTTAATGTAACCGAAGACATGGATAACTATATAGAAATGTTTAATTGGATGCATAATATCATAAAAGACCCGAAAGGCGAATCATATAAATTCGATGCTACACTATCAATTCTTACATCACATAACAATGTAAGTAAGGAAATAACATTTAGAGATTGTTTCCCTACTACATTATCTGCAATTGAATTCTCTACACAACAGACTGATATTGAATACTTACAAGCAGATGCATCATTTAAGTATACCTATTACGAAATAAAATAAGGGTTTACTTTGCTATCTGCGTATGATATAATAGTACTTAAAACAGCACTATTTTAAACTGGAATATATTATGAATAACTTAGAAAAAATATTAGAAATGTGGAAGAAGGATTCTCTCATAGATGAAATGAGACTGGATGAATCTTCACGTGATTCTGCAAAACTACACTCCAAATACTTAGAACTATATAGCATCAATAAGATGAAGCTAAAGAAGCTTGAACTTGACTTTAAGGTAATACTTAGAGATAAATTTATGCACTATAATGGTAAATTATCCAAAGATGAAATGGACTCTAAAGGTTGGGATTATGATCCACTTAATGGGTTAACAGTACTTAAAGGTGATATGGATAAGTGGTATGACGCAGATCCAATTATCCAAGAACATCAAGCAAAAATGGAGTACACTAAAGAAATGTGTGATATTCTCAAAGAGATAATGGAGAATATTAAATGGCGTCATCAGAATATCAAAAACATGATTGAATGGCGTAAATTCACTAGTGGTATTTAAAGATATAGATATTTAATGGACTTAATAAAGATTAAAAAGAAGAATGAATCCTTCTTGGAAATTATCACAGAACCTTCTATAGAACACGAACTAGCAGAACATTTTTGTTTCTTTGTGCCTGGGTATAAATTCATGCCAGCATATAAGAATAGAATGTGGGATGGCAAGATCCGGCTATATGACCTTAGAAAGAAAACTCTTTATACTGGTTTGTTTAAATATCTCCAAGAATTTGCTAATGCTCGCCAATATGATATAGAACTTGATAATGGTTCTTATGGTATGCCTGGAGCCAAAAATATAATAGATATACCTTCTTTATTACAGGAATTAACTTTGACTGCGGGTGGTAATAAGATAACCCCTCGTGATTACCAATTAGAAGCGCTAGAACACGCACTTAGTAACAGTCAGTCTTTACTATTATCCCCTACAGCCTCTGGTAAATCACTTATAATCTACATGGCAATTAGATTTTTCTTAGAAGTATCTGACAAAAATGTCTTATTAATAGTACCCACAACATCTCTGGTAGAACAGATGTATTCCGACTTTGCAGATTATTCGCAGTTTGATGAATGGAATGTAGACGAGAATTGCCATAAGATTTATGCTGGCAGAGAAAAGTATAACATTCCGAATAGGGTAGTTATAACCACATGGCAATCAATATATAAAGAAAAACATTCTTGGTTTCAGCCTTACGGTATGGTTGTAGGTGATGAAGCTCATTCATTTAAAGCTAAATCATTGACGGCTATATTAGAAAAATGCACAGAATGTAAGTTCCGTATGGGTACTACTGGTACTCTGGATGGAACACAGACACATCAGTTAGTATTAGAAGGTTTATTTGGCCCTGTGCACAAAGTAACTACTACCAAGAAGTTAATGGATAGTAACGATCTAGCACAATTAGATATTAATATATTACTCTTAAAGTATGCTGATGAGTTCTGTAAAGTAAAGAGAGACTATCAAGCTGAGATGGACTTTATTGTAAAGTATGAACCAAGAAACAATTTCATATCTAATCTAGCTATGGATGCTGATGGTAATACTCTTATATTATTTCAGTATGTGGATAAACATGGTAAACCTTTACATAATATGTTACAAGATAAATTTAAGAAAATGGATATCATAGATAGGAGATTATTTTATGTCAGTGGTGAAACCGATGTGGATACGAGAGAAGAAATACGTGCTATCACTGAAAAGGAAAGTAACGCGATTATTGTGGCAAGTATGGGTACTTTCTCTACTGGCATTAATATTAAGCGTCTTCACAATATTATATTCGCTTCACCAAGCAAGAGTCAAATTAGGGTTCTACAAAGTATAGGCCGCGGGCTCAGAAAGTCCTCTGATGGTATAAATACTAAGGTATATGATATTGCTGATGATCTGCACTGGAAAAGTAAGAAGAACTATACATTGGTTCATGCGGCAGAGCGCATTAAAATATACTCAAAAGAGAAGTTCGATTATAAACTATATGATATAAATATTTAATATGGAAGATTTAAACATAAGAAATTTTAAACTAATTAATGGTGATAACATCATAGCATTAGTAAGCAGTAATAATAGAGATAATTATTTAGTTGAGATGCCGGTTTCGGTTTTCAGTACAATGATGGGTGGATACCAGTTTGCTCCTTGGTTCCCATTCTCTAAGCAAAAACAATACTCTATAGATAAGCATAACATTGTAGGAGATTCTAGTATTGTTGAAGAAATCAAGGGTGAGTATATTAAATATGCTTTAGAAAAGAAGAAACCATTCCAACCACCCGAGAGTCAAGAAGACTTGATTAATCGACTTACGGCTACTTTAGCTGATAGATTTGAACTAGAAGATGAAATAATAGAAGATGATGAACCACTATCCACTAAGGAAACAGTACATTAATAATAGTATACCTCTATCCCCCCGGATGACTATATTATTATATCATACGCAGATCGTTTTGTCAACCATTTTATCAAATAATATCGCACTGAAAATATATTAAATAACACTTTACTTTTGTTTAAAAGTGTAGTATAATATACTAATTATGGAGGAAACCCAATTATGGCTAAACTAAAACCAAAAGAAAAACCACACTACGTTAACAACAGAGATTTCTCTGAAGCAGTATATGATTATGCTGTGGAGGCTAAACAAGCACGAGAAAGTGAAATAGATTTACCTATTGTAACTAATTATATCGCAGATTGTTTTATTAAAATTGCCGAAGGCTTATCTCATAGACCAAACTTTGTACGGTACACCTACCGAGAAGAAATGGTCATGGATGCAGTAGAAAATTGTTTAAGAGCAATAGGTAACTATAATATAGAAGCCGCTACAAGAACAGGTAAACCTAATGCATTCTCATACTTCACCCAAATATGCTATTTCGCCTTTATTAGGCGAATAACCAAAGAAAAGAAACAGCAAGATATTAAGTTCAAGTTTATCGAAAAGATGGGTATTGAAGATTTTGTGGCCATGGGTATGGATGATGCAGGTGCAGAACAAACTCTAGCCTATGTTGATACTTTAAGACAAAGAATTTCTGTAGTTCGAGCAAAGGACGAGAAGATAAAAGAATTTGCCAAAGAAGAAAAACAAAAAGACAAAGAAAAACTAGAATTATTTATGGTATAATATATGAAAGTAGCAATATTAAACGATACTCATTGTGGTACAAGAAATTCCTCTGATATATTCTTAAACTATCAGAAACGGTTCTATGAGGAGATATTCTTTCCTTATCTTAAAGAACATGATATTACAAATATCCTACACTTAGGTGATTACTATGAACACAGGAAGTTTGTTAATTTTAAAGCTCTAAATCAGAATAGAAAAGACTTTTTAGAACCAATGAGAGAAGCAGGTATTACTATGGATATCATACCTGGTAATCATGATGTATTTTATAAGAACACTAACGAACTATGTTCTCTTAAAGAGCTTCTAGGATACTTTACCAGTAATGTTAATATCATTATGAAACCTACGGTATTGGACTATGATGGATTAGGAGTTGCGGTAATACCTTGGATTAATAATGCCAACTATGAAGAATATACCAAGTGGGCCTTAGAATGTAAAGCGCCTATTCTTGGAGCCCATTTAGAGTTAAAAGGATTTGACTTATTAGCAGGAGTTCCTAATCCACACGGTATGAGTGCAGATGTATTCTCCAGATTTGAAATGGTGCTATCTGGGCATTTCCATACTAAATCTAGTCAGGGTAATGTGACATATCTTGGATCACAATTTGAATTCACATGGGCAGATGTAGATGATCCTAAATATTTTCATATACTAGATACTGAAACACGAGAAATAACTCCAGTACGTAACCCTATTACCATGTTTAAAAAAGTCATATATGATGACAAAAAGCATGACTATAGTAATATAGACGTATCGGAATTTAAGAATAAGTTTATCAAGCTGATTGTTATAAATAAGAATGACTTGTATATGTTTGATAAGTTTGTCGACAAATTACAATCTATTGATACTTATGAATTAAAGATTGCAGAATCATTTGAGGAGTATATGGGAGATAGCGTCGAAGACGAGAAGATTTCCCTAGAAGATACTACCGAGTTGCTTGATTCTTATGTCGAAGCAGTGGAGACAGATCTTGATAAAGATCACATCAAAATTGAATTGAGAAAACTATATACTGAAGCACAAAACCTAGAGGTAGTATGATACATTTTAAATCATGTAAGTGGAAGAATTTTCTATCCACCGGCGACGAATTTATTGAAGTAAAATTAGACAAATCCCCCACCACACTTATTGTAGGCCAAAACGGCGCTGGTAAATCCACATTATTGGATGCATTATCATTCGGCCTTTTCGGTAAACCCCATCGTGATATTGCCAAGATTCAATTGGTAAATTCTATTAATGGTAAGAAAGCTATAGTAGAAGTAGAGTTTAACATCGGTAATGCTGAATTTAAAATCGTACGTGGTATTAAACCAAATAAATTTGAAATCTGGCAAAATGGTAATATGATTAATCAAGCATCCAACATGCGAGACTTTCAAAAATTCTTAGAAACTAATATCTTAAAACTAAATCACAAATCATTTCATCAAGTAGTTGTGTTAGGTAGTAGTTCCTTTATACCATTTATGCAGCTGCCATCGTGGAGCCGTAGAGCTGTTATTGAAGACCTATTGGATATTCAAATATTCTCAAAAATGAATATGTTATTAAAAGAAAGAAACTCAAAGATCAAAGAGGAACTTAATGACATAAATCATCAGATAGAACTATATAAGTCCAAGATGGATTCACAAGAAAAGTATATCAAAAATCTGGCATCTATTAATAAAGATATGATAGAACAGAAACATCAATCCATAGAAGACCACAAGACTGAAATAAGTACACTCTTTGAAGATTCTAAGGTAGTAGGTAAAAATCTTACTGCATTAATATCTGCAGAAG